AAGCTTGGGAAGGAATATGACAAGTTTTGCGAGGCTATGGCAAAGGAAATTGCGGCACGCCTGCTTGCAAAAGTCATTAAACGTACTCCTGTCGCAGACCCCGATAATTGGAAAACACCAGTTAAAGGTTATGTAGGCGGTACTTTACGTAGAGGGTGGACAGCTGGGAAAGAAAACACAAACGAAAAAGGGAATGTAGTAGGTGTTAATGGCAAAAATGGTTTTGCTGGTGGTCTTGAGGTTATTCAAAGAGGTAATACCTATGAAATTTATGTATCGAATATCGTTGAGTATGCCTCTTACATTGAGTTCGGACACAGAACATCAAATAAACAGGGCTGGGTAAACGGTCACTTCATGATGACAATTTCAGCTGATGAGCTCCAACAGCAAGCCCCGGCAATCATCGAGAAAAAACTCACGAAAATGCTAAAGGAGGCTTTCGATGGAAATTAATGATATTAGTATTGCTATATCCCGAAAGCTCCAAGAAGTTTTCGGTAGTGGCTATAAAAAATACACGGACGAGGTACCGCAAAATTTTGCGACACCTTGTTTTTTTATTCAGTTTTTGAGCTTTGAGCACATTATGCAAATCGGTGACCGTTGGAAAGTGACGCCGCTATTTAACGTGCAGTATTTCCCGAAAAAAGGAGCGTCAGAAAGCGCTACTATGGCTTTGAAAGTCCAACAGGCATTAAAGGATGTCACGTTGCTAAACGGCGCTAAAATGCTTGCACGTGGAGCGAATAGTGAGGTTGTTGACGGCATTGCTCATAACTTCATGCGGTTCGACTTCTTTTTGCAGGAAGTAGAGGTAAAAACGCTCATGGGGTCACTAGATCATTATTTAAACAAAGAAAGGGTGTTATCAATTGGCGAAAGAGATTGAGGCAAAAGTCGAGCCAGTGGACGTTGAAAAGGTAGCGGAGGTTGTTACTTCTAAGTTACCGAAATTTAGTAAGTCGCAGCTTGTGCAAAGTAAAAAATACATCCATCGGCGCGATGCTTTGAATGCATTGTTAGATGATAAAGAGCAATATACATTCACGCAAGTGGATAAGATTTTAAAAGAATTTGATGAAGGGAGCGAAAAATAATGGCGTTAGGTGGAGGCTTCTGGTTAACGCAAAATAAAGTGTTGCCAGGTACGTATCATAATTTCATTTCTAAACCGCGAGCATTTGTAAATTTAGCCGACCGTGGTTATGCAGCATTGCCAATCGTATTGGATTGGGGCGTAGATGATGCCGTAATGACAGTAACGAAAGAGGATTTCCAAAAAGATTCACTTAAATTATTTGGCTACGATTATACACACGCTAAATTAAAGGGCATCCGTGATTTATTCAAGGGTGCTCTTACTGTTTTCTTTTACAAATTAAACCTCGGCGGTTCTTTTGCTGAAAATGATTTTGCGAAAGCGAAGTACAAAGGGACTCGAGGGAATGATATTCGTATCGTTGTTCAGGCGAATGTTGATGAGCCTACGAAGTTCGATGTCTATACGTATCTAGAAAATCGATTAGTTGATGAGCAAGTAGCAGTAGAAGATGCCAAGGCATTAAAAAATAATGAATATATCGACTTTAAAGCAGATGCAAGATTAACGGTTACGGCTGGTGCTCCATTAACCGGTGGGACAAATGGGGCGACGGCACTAACGGCTGGTACCCCACATCAAATGGCATTGGATGAACTTGAAGGCTACGGATTTAACACAATTGGTTGCTTATCGAGTGATCCGTTAATTAAATCGTTGTACGTAGAGTATACAAAACGTTTGCGCGATGAGGTTGGCGCGAAATTCCAGCTTGTTGGCCATAAACTTGGCGCAATGGATCACGAAGGTGTTATTGATGTGCAAAATGATGCAATCGGTGACGGCGAGGAAGTATTTGGCGCTGCTTATTGGGTTACAGGTGTACAAGCCGGTGTCGCTGTGAATGAATCGAATACCAATCGTACGTATGATGGCGAGCACACGCTTGATATGACAGAAACGAAAACACAAGGGCAATTAACGTTGCTATTAAACAGCGGAAAGTATGTTTTCCACCGTGTAGGTGCTGAAATTAATGTACTTGAAGATGTGAATACATTTACTACTTTCACGGTCAATAAAAACGAAGATTTCAGCATGAATCAAGTCGTACGTGTACTTGATCAAATCGCTATCGATACAGCACATCTATTCAACACACGCTATTTAGGTAAAGTGCCAAATGATGATGATGGCCGCATTTCTTTATGGAATGATATCGGCTCTCATCGTACAGAAATGCAACGCATTCGCGCTATCCAAAATTATAATAAAGACGAGCTAAAGGTCGGTCAAGGGGCGTCTAAAAAAGCTGTGTTAGTAACCGAAATTGTTACACCGACCGTTGCAATGTCACAGCTTTATATCACTACCGAGGTAGCATAAGGAGGAGTTAAAATGTCAAACGCTAATACAATGCATGCGCGTGATGCTATACACGGTGCACAAGGGCGAGCTTACGTAACAATTGAAAGTTCTCGTTATTTGTTTGCTCAACTTATCAACTTAGAAGCACGTACCGATAAAACAAAATCGAAAGTGCCTATTATGGGACGTGTTTCAAAAGGGAATAAATCTACGGGTATGGAGAACACTGGTTCAGCTACTTTCCATTTCAACACGTCGATTTTCCGTAAGCTTCTGAAACAATATAAGGATACAGGGGAAGATATTTATTTCGATATCCAAGTGACGAATGAGGATGGATCTTCTACTGTTGGTCGTCAAACAATAATTTTAAAAGATTGTAACCTTGATGGCGGTATTATCGCCTTACTTGATGCGGATGCCGAGTATTTAGAAGATACAATCGACTTTACATTCGAGGATTGGGATATGCCTGAAGAATTTTCTATTTTAGCAGAAATGCAATAACGAGCTTGCCGTTTATTCGGCAGGCTTTTCTATTACTTAAAAACTAATAAAAGGAATGGTGGAAAATATGAATTTACAAGCATTTATGGCGCAAAACGTTGAAAAAACAACAATTGAGGAGCGTGCGGTTTCCGAACGCTTTAAAGATGAAGATGGAAAAGCAATCAAATGGCATTTCGGTGCAGTAGGCGGAGATGTGGACGCTGCACTTCGAAAAGAATGTACTCGACGTGTACCAGTGCCAATGAAAAAGGGGTTAACCATGCCTGAATTGGACGGCAACCGCTATTCGCTGAAATTAGCTATTGCGACAATTAAATATCCCGATTTGAATAATGTTGAGTTACAAAATTCTTACGGTGCGATGGATGCTGAGCAGTTGCTTCAAAAAATGCTATTGCCTGGCGAGTTAACAAAAGTGAAAGAAATTGTCCAAGAAGTGAATGGTTTTGATCAATCAATGGACGAGTTGGTTGACGAAGCAAAAAACTAATTGATGACGGTGATAGCGATGCGAACATAGCGTATTACGCGTTGCATAAATTAAGGCTATTGCCGTCACAATACCTCGCTTTACCTAGGACAGAAAAAGCATTTGTTATCGCTGCTATTAAAGTTAAAATTGAAGCTGAAAAGAAAGCCGAGAAAGAGGCGAAGAAAGCAGGTAGAAAAGGTAAGAGGAAGTAACGAGAAAGGAGGGAGGCTATGGACTACCGATTGAAAGAAATTTACTGGAAAGATGAAGACGGAAATCACTATATGTTATGGTTTCGAGAAAGTATTTTTGGTGATATTAAAATTGTTGGTTTCGGTGTAGGGGATAGCCTAGGCGGTTGCCCTAAAAAGGCAGAATTGACAAAGAAAAGTCCTAACTTACTAATGAAAGTAAAAAATTCTATCAGTATGTTAGGACGACATTTTAAACGTTAGATGCTAATTCTAAACCTTCATCTGTTAACGTTACGTAACTTGCACCTAGAGCTGGTTTTGGTAGCGAAATATAACCTTCTGCATAAAGATTATCTAGAGCTGCTCTTACTTCATTTTCTTGCCCGACAGGAAAACCGAAGTAGCTAGTTAACGTGTTATTTTTACGGTAGATTTCGAATGCATGTTTTAAAATGTCTCGTTCAATTTTACGCATATGTATCACCTCCCCTGTAAATATTATACAGGAAACGAGGGG